GTGACAACCGTTGCTGTTCCTGTAACTGGGTTACCTGCTACTCCATGACCAACTATGTCTTTAATAAACAAGCTTGGATCATTAGTTGTAAGTTCATCTAGATACTCAACAAACCCCTGCTGATTTCCCCCTACGATAGAAGGAATTGCTGCTGGTTGGCTGCTTATCCATGAAAAATTACATCTAATCCAAGGTACATGCGTATTAATCCATGTTCTGTTGGATTGAGGTTGATAGGTTCCAAGTGCAGTAAGTGAATCTGTAAATAAAGCCCATGAATCATTTTCATAATTGTAAACTAGTCTTCTATTAGGAAATATCCACGAACCTGGATCAACCCTAGGATCATATTGATCGATAAGAGGAACTGTCCAATAAGCTAATCTATTGATGAAGTCTCTAACGCCATGAACTCGGAAAGGACCATTATTTGAATTCTGGAAATCGAAAACAAAATCTGGGATTTTTATATCAATTCTTTCAGATTTATAACTGTCGCACTCAACGATTCCTTTATCTCCTATTCCAACTAAAGAAGTATCAAATTGAACGGCAGAAAAGGGTCCTTCTCCCCCTAATTCACTGTTTACTTTTTCAATTTGGAAAGGCGCAATGGATCGTCCTGTATAACGGAGCTGCCAAGTACTTCTTTCGCAATAAATCACCAAATTGTCTCTTACAAATCCAATAGAAATAATGTCTTCGCTTGTTGGTATATCAAGAAAGCCTCCTTGTCCTCGGATGTCATCTCTCCAAGATCCAGTTGCTGGAGGCCCTGCAGCATATGGAATAAAAGGATTTCCAATAGTAGACCAACGAATCCTATTAGAATAATTCGTCGCACTAGCTGCATTTATTCCCTCCCATGTATTGAATGTGACCATACGCCCCCGGAATGGAAGCATAGATAACCAATTAACTAAATAAGTCGTATTGTCTATTTTGGCCCAAGGTGTATTAGCTGGAGTTGTATTATCATAAAAAGGATACCAGGTTGTCCCGTCTGTGATTCTAGGTGGATCAGCTAAAGCACCAAATTGACCTGTATTGTTGGTTTCCCAAAACAATTTGACATTATTAGTTGTAAAGAATGGGGTTGCTGTTCCAGGAATTGTTATTGAACTTACCCAGTAGTTTGTCGTCCAAAAGAAGTCAGTTGCATCGACTCCTCCTGCATGTAAATTCCATGTCGTTCCAGGAATAAATTCCTGAAATTGATTCGTTACGTTACTGAAGATATAGGCATAGACTTGATCGAAGAAAACAGTTTGATCGCTCTCACTATTCTGTAATTCTCTTGTCCTAATTCCCATTACTGGTAAATTAGGATTATAGTCCAATGTAATAGATAAAGGATTACCTGGTCCTTGAGCAGTAAATAGTGTGATATCTCCAGTAATATAATTTACTGTTGCGCTGCCTGTTGGAGTTCCTGATAAAGTTCCATTTCCATTATCAACATATGTTTCTGGTCCTAAAGTAATAGAAATAGATCCAGAAACTATAGAGGGGTCTGACTCTGTAATGGATAAAAAAGTGTATAGGTTAAAAATCATTGGAGAAAGTGTCGAAACTCCAGTTGCTACCACTTCTCTCTGAAGTCTTCCAAGAAGTTGATAACCCTTTTTCCTTTTAATTTTTTCTCTCCACACGTAGGCATTCAATAAATTTGGATAGGCATCATCAGGCAGCAAGAATTCTTCTCGTTGCTGGACAAGACCAGTACTCATTCCCGTAATTTTTAATGGAAAATATCCAGCCATTTAGAATCCTATTCCCCATCCAGTTCCGTATCCATAACCAGTGTTGGTGGTATTGAATAGAGTGATGTTTGGTTGCTGTATTTCTTCAACGGATTGTCTTTCTAGGACCAAAGCCTCTTGGCGTTTGAATCCTTCCATTAAATTGGCTACACCTTCCACGTCTTGTCTATCTCTTAAAATCTCGCATGCAGCGCCATAAGCAATGTATTGTGCCCATTGGTTAAGGACTGGATGATTCGTAACACTCATAAATTGAGAAGGCGTTTGGTAGGTTTCGACTTCAACGAGATAGACGTTATCGGGAACTGGACGAATCGTAAATTCGTTATTCCAAAACAAAAGATTATAAGGACGACCAACTTGATATTGGGAAGCCCAGACATTAATATTTGTTCCAGCGGCAGGAGCTACTGGGAAATTGACTGTAAATTCTGTAGTGACATAATTAACCGTTCCGCAATATTGAGGCGTTAAAGGAGATGGAGGGTAAGCGGTATTAGGCAGATTAGCATTATCTTGACCCCCTAATGGAGAATAATTGGGAATGGAAGGCTGTTGAACATTAGAGGAATCAAGGTAAACATTATTTCCAACAGCGTTTTGTTGTACGTATATGAGTTGTCCAACGGTAGTGTTATTCCCAATTCCATCGGAACTAACAACTGCACCACCATCATCGATAATTCGGATAGGGTTACCATTAGCATCAATACCTCCAATCACAACTTGAGTGCTTAAAATACCGAAGTTTGCTTGGGGGAATGGATTGACGTTGTTTCCAAATAGTTGAAATGTGAAATCTTTTTTGTTTCCATCACCGGAGATTGGCTGGTACTGAGTGGGATAACGTGGATAAAGGTTATATAGTTGATCTCTGTTCTTAAAGAAATTTCCCTGAATTCCTTCGAAATAAACAGGGGCACGAAAACCCTGGAGATTATTAACATCTACAGGGTATCGATCAACGTTCGGAATAGTCAGAAATTTATAAACCGACCTTTGCTGATCAATCTTGATCGCATAAGGAAAGTCATTATTATAAAAGGTATTTACTGCTTGTTGAATATCATTGCTAGAAAGAGCAGCCTCACTAGCGGAAGCTGTCAGTCTTCTAACCTTCTTTTCAATGAAAGTATAGGTCGAATCTGCTTGGGCTATTGGTGCTGTCATAATTTCCCTTCATCTAAAAAGAAACAGGTGTGAATTTATGTAACCAATCCCCTTCTTCGTCTTTTTCAAGAGGAGCTTGATTGTCTCTAACAGGCTTATCATCCAAACTAACTAAGCCCTCTCGTCTCTTCATGATCTTATTTTTGTCGTTAACTTCATTTACAAGTCCGAATGGTACTTCGTATATTTTTCCAGGAATGAAATGCCAGATTTGAATAGGATCACCAGAGTATTTGCAATAAGGTTTAGTAAGCCTTTCATGTTTTCCCCTTGAATTCATATATTCTGCTTTAACTAATCGAGAGTCTTCCTTCTTCTGTCTCTCGAGTTCTTTCTTGTGTTCAGGCTTCATATTCTTGAAATCATCAAAAGGAACGCTGTTAGTCAGCGTATTGATGAGTCCATGAACTTCTCCGCCTGCTGTTGCCATCATTAATTGCTTAGACATATTAGTTACCTATGTTGTTAAGTGATTGAAACGGCACCAAATCGGTGCTGTTGTCATACTGCAAATTTCTTGATCCATTAGGCGAAACGCTTGCAGGAGTTATTGCCATTCCAGAAGGAATGACAAAGGCATCGAAAAGACTAGAATCGAGGTTTAAAGTAAAATTCAATCCGTTAATCGCTGTGATTGTCCCAACCAAATTATTGGCTTGATACATCCCATAGCTCACCGGAACAAATAATCTGACTGCCATTCCCACAATATAAGTATTAGATTCTGTCGTAGAATTACCCACTTGAACTGATATCACCATCGGACATGATTGAGTGATGTTAGTAATCAGAAGCGAACTAGGTATCTGGATTACAGGCGGCAGATATGTATTTGGCATCCCTTTCCCTCATTAAAAAGGAAGGGGACAACACATCCCCTCCCTTCAATTCCACTAGCTCGGCACAGGAGCGTTAATAGTTCCTGTTTCCATTTTGTAAGCCTGCCAAACGATAATATCGCCTGCGGACCCACCAGGTGATTGCGCACCAGCAGGAACGTACATGTAAGGAACAAATACGCCTGAATGGAATGGGATTTGCGTAAAGTTGTAGCCCGTCTGGACCCCAGTAATTGGGTTATACTGAGTAGATTGACCAGCAGGAGCAACTGTTGCAAATAGCTGAGTTGTTGGAGAGCCACTAGATGCTGGGAAAGCAAATGCGGTATAGTTTGTAGTATTCACATTGATAGTGAAGTTATACGCATCTACAATCGAAGTAACCACGACTGGCTTACTTTGAGCTTGGTAATAGTTGTTTAACTGAACCATGCCGAAGCTGCCTGGGATAGTGAACTCTAATTTCTGACCAAGGTAAACACTATTAGCCTGAGAAACTGTAACTTGAGCTTGAGCAGCTTGGGTAACAGCAGTCACATAGAGGAAGCTTGGTTCGACTGGAGTAAACTGGTTAACTCTTCGAACTTGAAAAGAAGTAGCGCCTGCACCAAAACCAGATGCATTCAAACCTAACAATGTAAAGGCTGAGCCTGACACTGAAGAAATTGTGAATGTCATTCCACTGATTTGCTGCATTCCAACAGCGTTATAAATAACAACTGTATCCCCTTCGGAATAAGTGTTAGTCGCACTTGCAACCGCTGGGTTAGCGTTGGTAATGGTAGTTCCTGTCACGGCAGCTTCTGGTTGAGGGAAGCTAGTCACATAAGTAAAACCATTAGATGCTGTTGACGTTGAGAATTTATCAATATTGATGGCACTTGTGCTGTTTGTTTTTTTCCAGCGCAGACCATCATTATTAGCAGTTAATCCACCTCCGTACCATTCACCTCTCACAACTCTACCAGTTGCATTGGTAGTTGCCATTTGAGTTAGGTTAGTAGTTACGAAATAATCGGCACCACTTGGAAGAGGGATTATTTGGTTCACTGCAGTAGCTGGCTGAGTGAAAGTACCTTGAGTTACGATAGTAAAAGGCATACGTCAATCTCCTTTATGATGGTTGGAATGTTGTTACGTTCAAACCAGAGATCCAGTTTTGGTTTGTAATCGCACGGGCGATCGCAAACTTGGCGTATAACTGGCTGTTCTGCCCAACAGAAGAAACAACCCAAGGAGGTCTGTAACCAATTACGGCTGTATAGTTGTTCTGCTCGATTTTAGCGGCAGCTTCTAAACCATACATTGGGATTGTATAGACTGTATTACCTCTTAGAGAGATACCAGGTGTTCTTGCTGCCTTAGAGGAAACAAAGAATCTGAATCGGCTAATAGAGCAATACTCCTCTGGACGGATACCTTCTTGTGTTG